CCTTATAATGATTTGTGTATAACATATTTTAGATAAAAAGTCAAGCATTATTTTTTAAATAATGATAATGTAAATCCTAATAATACCCAAGTTACTAACGTATATATTATAATGTCAATAATTAACATAATCTAGTATCTCCTTCAGTTGGTTTAACTTTAAAGCCATCAGTTTCAGCATACATTTTCCATGCTGAAAAGTCTTTATGATTTCTGTCTAAATACAGAGTATCATATGTGCCTTTATAACTTGTGACAAAGGCTTGGTATTCTTGATAAGCAGTGTAATCACTATCTTCAAATTCATCAAGAGTTTCTAACGCATCTACCATAGTTCTCCTATAGGGTTATTGGTATGCACTTATAGACAACATCACTTTGTTGTGGATCTATTTGTGCTATTTGGTTGTACTTATCTGTAACATCTGATGCCTCATTGTTATCAGCTATTACGGATTGTATTGAAAAGTAAGGTTGTGCATTTGCAAATTTCCTTACTCTAATAATTAAGTTAGTTGTTTTCATGTTACAATTACCTCCTTCATCTCTAACCAGTTATATCCTATTTTAAGTTCTGTGTCAAGTGGAACATTAAAATCTATGTTATAATAATCTTTTAAAGATTTAATAACTCCACTAGTACCTTGCTTAAATATTTTACTCATAATATTTTCTTCACCAGGATAGACATCAGCTACAATAGAATCATGTACAGTATTAACTAATAAACTTTTAACTTTATTTTCTTTCATTAGTTTATAAATATTTATACAAGCAAGTGGAACTATATCTGCTGTTGCAAATCCTTGCACAGGATAATTTTTAATTTGTGTTCCATAACTTGATCCACCCCAAGGCATACGTTCAGCATAAGGAAAAGCATATTCTCTACCTGTAGGTATTTTAATTCTTTTATATCTTATTGCTTCATTTTGTAAATGCTCATGCCATTGTTTAATACCTTTATACTTTTCTAAAAATTTACTATAGTATTTCTTTTCATTTTCTGTACCAGAAACTCCACCATATAATGGTTTAAATGTATGTGCTTTAGCATCTTGTCTAGATACACCAATAATACTAGCAGTATATTTATGTACATCAACATTATTTTTTATATCCTCCATACCTTGTTTATCTTGTGCCATGAATACAGCAGTTCTAAATTCAAGTTGTGCAAAATCTATTTCCATAATTTTACCATTGTCAAATCTAGATTTAACTACTTGTCTTATTGGAAATGTAGTACCTCTAGGTTGATTTTGAAAGTTTGGATCACGACTAGATAATCTGCCAGTAGCTGTAACAGCTTGCATAAATTTAGGGTGTAGCATACCATTCTCATCTGTATGTTCTTTCATACCCTCAATAAAAGTTGAGATATAAGTATCAACAGCATTATATCTAACAATAGAATCTAAAAAATCTTTTAATTCTCCCTCAGATTCAGCTGCTAATTTGTTTAAAGTTATCTTATCTGATTTAAATCCAGACTCTGATACATCATAAACACTTTTAGGAATCTGATTGAATCCTGCAAGTTTAGCCATGTTAGAATATGTGAATCCCATACCATTACAATCTGTACACTTAGGATATTTTTTAAATGGTGTGCCATCTTTTTTAATTTTTTTTATTACTTTATCACCATTACAATGTATACATTTGCTTGCAATAGTTTTATATACAGGTTCAGTATTATTCTGAACTAATTTTCTAAATTGTAATCTAGACATAATAGGTCTACGCTTACTTTTACCTGTAGCTTTATCAACACCTATGTTAAAAATTCTAGACCACTCATTCTTATCAAGAGGTTTTCTAGAATAGATTAACCAAGACAATTGCTCTGGACTAGACAAATTAATTTCAGTATCTCCCATTTTATTATAAACAATCTTATTAATCTTCTGTTGCAGATATGCTTTTTCTGCTCTGTATTCAGCATCAACTTTATGCAATACATTTAGGTCAATATATATTCCATTTCTTTCCATGTCACTAAGTACAATAAGGAACTCTCCCATAGTTTTTGCAGTAGTTAATAATCCTTTATTTGCAGGCAATTTAAAGTCTTGCATCTGTGATTCAAATAATTTTTTAGTAATTAGGACATCATTTCTGCCATATTCTTCTACTAAATCAGCAGACATTTCATCAAAACCTTTACCTAAATCTAGGAACTCTTTAACTCTATCATCTTTTACACCTATCTTTCTACGCTGACAACACATCTGCAGTGTTAAAGATTTTCTAATACCACGATTTAAAATATATTCTCCAATCATAGTATCATATACTTTACCAGTATATGTAAATCCTGCTTCCAATAACCACATTAAATCAAACTTAATGTTATGACCAACTAATAATGTAGTTTCACTTAGTACTTCCTGTACTCTAGCAGCACCACCTTTACTAATTTTTTCAGTATGATATAAAAAATAATATTCACTTCCATACTTTGATTCCATACCAACACTAACTAATTTATTATCTTTATGAAATGGAGATGGATCAAATCCATTATTTTTATTTTTTTGAAATGTTGTTTCTATATCTAGTATTGTTATCATCCTTCGTACCTACTTATATCCCTTCTAATAACACAGCTAGGTTCACCATGATAGCCTGTTATTTTATTTTTACTTATGTTTAAAGTTCTATTTCTATTCTCTGTATCTACCCCTGTATTTCTGCCAATACCAATAATCAAATCAGCTTCGGCAGCTTTTCCAGTTTTAGAATTTTCCATCATATCAAATGATATTTTATCTCTGTTATGTGCATCTGCTGATGCTTGTGATATAGCTATAACAGCACAATTTCTACGCTTTGCTATCTCTCTTGCACCAGTATATATTTCTCTTAACTTTTCATCTGTTCTAGCAAATGTACCTTTAACATTTACCTTATCTAATTGGTCGATAACAATTATATCTGGTTTATGTTTTTCACAATGAGTATCTATATCTTCTAAAGTCCAATCTACAATATCAAATAAAAAAATATTATCTTTTATTTTTGACCATGTGAAGTGAACCTCTTTCATATTGTCTGGTATTTCATCCATATTATATCCAGTTGAACATAATATAGTTCTCATTTGAGTTCTTATTGCAGGTTCCTCATTTATAAATGCATGAACCTTTGCACCTTGCCATGCAAAACCATCTGGTGCTGAAACTAAACTAACCCAAAAGGCAGTCTTACCTGTCTCTGGTCTAGCAAATGCAATCATTAAATTGCCATCACCAATACCACCAACCTTTTCATATAAAATTGGAATATTAAATTTCCATTTAGTAGTAACACTAAGTTGTTCCATTACGGAACCTATGTCATTTGTTACTGCTTGTGTATTATTATCTGGCATATTTTTTTTATGATTCTCAATTAATTTTAATATGTCATTAAAGTTTGCAGGTTTACCATTAAATATTTCTGTAGCTTCAATTGCTATTTTCTGTGCAGTTTCTCTGTCTGCCATAAGATTAACAATATCTTTTGCAATCTGTGGAGATGGGTCAGTAACTGTTTTAATATCTTCAACTAACTCAGTAAATTTTTCTTTAGCAGTTCTAGTTAGTGCAGGATTAAACTTGCCTGTATGCAATGTAAGTATATCATCTAACTTTAAATCTCCTTCATAATCTTTGTGTGCTTTTTGTAATGAATCAAAGAATGAACCCAAGTCACCCTCAAATACATTTCTAGATATTACTCCACGATACTCATTATAAAAATTTTTATTGAGCATCATCTTTAGTAGTTGCTTTTCCATTGTGTTACCTTTCATATACCATTATTAAATTTTCTTATTCTATCATTTAAGTAATTGACTATCTCAGATAGTCTATCAATTTCTTTTGCTAGTTTTAATCTAACTTCTTCTGCTTGTTTTAAATCTAAACTAGAGCCATGCAATAAACTTTTTAGTCTTTCTATTTCAACTTTTAGTTTTTTATTTTCTTCTGTAAGATTTTCTATTTGCCTAGTTAAATCTAACTCGCCTCTATCATCTTGATTCATTCTAACATATTTGCCTGCATCAAAATCTCCTGCGTTAGGATTGCTTGGGTGTGGTCTATCTATCATTTTTTTCTCCATAAAATATATTTCTAATATCATCGCTCTTATAATATTTTAAGTCTTCTGTCAAGTTTTTGACTACAACATTTTCAAATCCTTTCCCTCTTAATTCTTTAGCAATAGCAAAAGATTTAGTTGTTGCATCTCTGTCAAGTGCAACATAAATAGTTTTAAACTGCATGATGTGTGCAAGATGTGTATTACCTAATGAAGTTCCCATGATTGCTACACCTGTTAATACACCAGATACTGCACAAGCAGATGCACAATCTTCAACTATAACTGCATCATCACATTGACCACAAATAAAAGGAACATTCTTACTACCATACATAAACCATTTAGGATATACAGTTTTATCTAATGCTCTACCAACTGCACCAACATATTCATTTGAATAATTATTTTTAATCATAAATACCACACGCTCTTTAGTTATATCGTATTTAATATCTGCTCTATTCATTGACCATGAATCCCAACAATTATTATCACGCAAATATTTCATTGCCCTTTCATTTGAGTATGGAGATTTAAAACTATCTGGTACTAAAAATTTTTTAGGCTCACCTGTTTCTTCTTGTTTATTAAAAGTTTTATTTACATACTTGATAGTCTTTTCACCTTGATGTCTACCTTTAGCAGAACATGACGCATGAAAACAGTACCAACTTATTTTATCTTCAGTTGTATCTACTAATAATGTATTTTTATTATGGCAGAATGGACAATCCATTCTTTGTTTGGTTTCTTCTGGTACACTTAAACCTAGTATTACTTCTCTTTGCTGTGCTATATTCAAATAGTATTCTCCTGTCTAATTTCTTCGTAGGTAATAGTATATCTATCTGTTGCATAAAAATTATTAGCTTCTATCTTCATTAGATTTTCATTAAGATAGAATGCTAATTCATTTTCAAGTTCTTCGTAGGTTGGTTCTTGTTTGAACGGAATTACTGCTACTGCTTCTATTCCTAGACCTGTTAGGCGTACTTTGTATTTTATCATGATTTATTTCCTTATCATAGTTTGATTTATTTGTCAAGTTATCTTTTAATTTTTTATAATAATTTGGGTGATGCCATGCAAATGTCATTTGTTATATTCCTCCACAATACTTTCATCCCACAAGTCAACAGCAAAAGATTTATCTTTTAGTTTAAAAGTAAACTGACTGCCTTTACCCTTGAGATACAAAGATTTTTCTGTTACTTCTCCACCTAGTTCTTCGACTAAGATTTGAAACTTAAGTCCTAATGTAAATGTGTCACTCATTCTTTTCCTTTATTATTTCAAATGATATTGGTCTCAGTACTCTAGCATCATATATGTGATATTCTTGATCTTCAAAATAAGAATCAAACTTATTCATAAAGTTTGAAACTTTTTCTAAGTGTTTGTCTATTACTAAATACCTAATACCATCGATTATCATAAATACTCCTTCAAAACCAACATCACTATAAACTTCTTTAGCTTTAAATTTTCTTTTTAAAGAAATAGAAATTGGGCAATTAAAACAATCTTCTGGTATTCCATTTTGTATATCACTTTTTAATAATTTTATCTTATACTTCATTAATGCTCCTTATAACTTACTTGTTTAACATCTCTATTCCAACAAGCACGACAACTACTGCACTCATTGTTAGTTGTGTATGC